GCTTGGCAGTCTGCATCACCTGACATTGTAGGCGACACCACGCCACAACTAGGCGGCAACCTCGACACCAATGGCAACGACATCAATTTCGGCGACAACGACAAGGCCGTGTTTGGTGCTGGGTCTGACTTGCAGATTTATCACGATGGTAGCAATAGCTGGTTAAGAGATACAGGCACAGGCAATCTCTACATTCAAGGTTCTTCTGCTGTTTATATCAGAGGAGAAAACAGCGAGTTTTTAGCGTCATTTGGCGAAAACTCTGCCACAACTCTTTACCACAATGGCAACTCCAAACTCGCCACCAGTGCCACTGGCGCGGACATAAACGGAGTGCTGACTGCGGATGGGCTGACGGTTGATGGGGATGCTACTATTTCCAGCGGAACACCTACACTGCAATTAACAGACACTGGTGGCACAAATCAGTTTGCTACACTCAAACAGGACGGCAGCAATCTAAAAATACTGTCACGAAACAATACTGTGTCTGGCGGCATTTTAATGCGCCGAAATGTAGGCGGCACAGAAACAGACGCTATTCAACTGTCAGCTAACGGCGACATCAGCTTCTACGACAGCACAGGCGTGACGCAAGGTTTCTTCTGGGATGCCTCGACACAGCGGCTTGGGCTGGGATTGACGAACCCTGCCTTTGGATTAGATACAAACAGCTCCATTAAGGCGGGTGGTTTAGCTATTGGCTCTGGTGCTAATCCTAAGACAGTTTCTATTGCTAAAGATGGCGGCGGCTCACAAATGGGCATTGATGTCCATAACTTAGGCACAGCAACAGGCGATGACTCTGTTATTTCTTTTGAAACACAAGGCTCAAGAGAATGGACTTTAGGGCTTGATAGGTCAGCCGCTTCATTCAATATCTCAAAAGGTTCTACACTAACATCTGACCCGAAATTAGTTGTTTCTGATGGCGGCAACGTGGGCATCGGCACTGCGAGTCCTAGTGCGCCTTTGCACACCATTGGTGTAAATGGATTGCCTGCAACATCTGGCACAACACAAAACAATGCGCTTAGAATTGGTGCGCCCAGCACTAATGTTGTTTTAGACGCATCAAGTAACGGCGGTGTTGGTACTTGGCTACAATCAACAAATCAAACGGACTTGAGTTTAAATTATCCTCTGCTTTTGAACCCTAACGGCGGAAACGTGGGCATCGGCACTGCGGCACCATCTAGAGCGATTCATGTTGTATCTTCTGGCTTAAATATCGCAACTTTTGAAGCGTCAAATGGTGATTCCATAGATTTAGGATATGATAGTTTAAGTGCAAGCCGAACTGGTGATTTCTTTATCGACAATAGAGATGCGTCAGGGAACAACATCCAATATCGTTGCGGTTCTAGTGCATCGCACATTTTTAATATTGGAACCAGTGAGAAGGCGAGGCTGGACGCATCGGGGAATTTCTTGGTGGGGACGGCCAACGCAAATCCTGCATCAAACAATGTTGCTGGGGTTGCACTTAAAAATGGCTCCAGTCATTTTTCCGCAGATGGCGGTGAAGCTTTGCGTATCAACCGAAAAACCAGCGATGGCCAGCTTATCAGCCTCAGAAAAAATGCGGCAGAGGTGGGTAGTATCTCGGTCACTGGTTCAGGAACAACCTACAACACCACCTCTGACCTGCGTCTCAAGGAAAACATCGAGCCGCTAGTCGCTACCGACAAGCTGATGGCGATGAACCCAGTGTCGTACAACTGGAAGGCTGACCCTGACGGCCCACGTTCTATGGGCTTTATTGCACAAGAGATGCAGGAGGTAATGCCAGAGGCTGTGTCTGCTGGCGATGATGAAGATGCGATGATGTCTATGGACTACGGACGCATTACACCGATATTGGTGTCTGCGTTGCAGGATGCACATCGTAAGATTGAAGAACTAGAACAGCGTATTGCTGATATGGAGGCTAAATAATGTCTAGCTTTGGACCTAAAAATCAAGCACCGTGCGTTTGGTGCAAGTGGACAGGAAATGTCAATCCGCCTTCGATACAGGACAGCTTTAACACCTCTTCAATCACGGATGGCGGAACTGGAATTTTTGATATAAATTTTTCTAACACAATGGCAAACGATGACTTTTCTGGCTCCGCAGGAGGTGATACTTGGGGCGGGTCTACGACATTTGATGATGGCGGTGGCAGTAGCACAACCAAACTCGATGTTGGTGGCTGGAATGATGCGGCGGCCAGACAGGACCAAGCGCAAATGTGCTGTGTTGTCGTGGGAGACTTAGCCTAATGCACTTGCTTGACCGCATAACAAAGGCAAAGCAACGTCTTGAGCCACACCAGACAGAGTATGCTGTTGTGTATGAGGACGTTGATATGGACTGCTGTGCTGTTATGCACCCTGACCCTCACGCTATGTCTGCATTAATGGACGGCGGTGTGTTCCCGCCTGTCTGGGTTTATTGGGAATTGGCAAAGGACGAGGCGCAGCCTGATTTCAAACGGCACACTAGAGGCTATCTGTTGCACGACACGCCAAGAGAAGGGCCAAAGACAGAACGTGAAGCCCTGTTGTATTTGATTATGAAGGATGTGCCACAACATATCTGGCGTAACTATGAGACTAGCAACAGCGTCAAGATGAAGATTTGCAAACGTGAACAACTGCCAGACAGAGAGTTCCGAAACGCTTGGAGAATAGCGGCATGACAACATACATCGTAGATAAAGACGGTAATGAGATTGATGCCGCCAACGCAACGGTGCCAAGCGATAGGCACTTTCGCAATGCTTGGGCTTTGGATGGCACGGTCATATCAGAGGATTTAACTGCGGCTAAAGCTATCTTTGCTGACAAAGTGCGTGAAGCTAGAGGCCCACTGCTTGAGGCTTTGGACGCTGATTATATGAAAGCCCTTGAGACAGGCGCAGACACTGCACAGATTGTAGCTGATAAACAGGCGTTGCGTGATGCGCCTACTGCTGGTGACAGCGCAACAACCATCACTGAACTGAAGGCGGCTTGGCCTTCATGCTGTGGCACTAGCCCATACGAGGAGTAGAAAATGGCTAACACATACAACTGGGCGTTTAATTTTGACGTCTGTAACAATCCGGTCAATGGCCACGATTCGTGCATCCAGACGATTCACTGGCGCATTAGTGCTACCTCCGATAGCGTTGTTAATGAAGAAGGCAACCCACTGTCTGTCAGTGCATACGGCACTGCGGCTGTAGCAACACCAGAGGAAGGCTGTCCTGATTACGTTGCTTTCGATGACATCACACCGGACTGGGCTAAGCAAAAGACACTGGCGTCAATGGACAAGACTGAGGCTGAATTGCAGGCTGTTTTGGACGACAAGCTGGCTGAGATGGCAACGCCGCCAATGCGTCAGGCAGTACCAGCAAGCTGGAGCTAACAATGGAAATGTCCGGCCTTTTCGATTTGCTTATCGGCTTAGTCATCGTTGGTGGTGGCTGGTGGGTCAACCGTATGGCTGATGAGCAGAAGAGGCTGGAGATTTTGCTGAACAGAACCCGCGAGGATTACGCCACAAAAGCAGATGTGCGTGAGGATATGCGTGACGTGATGGATGCGCTAAATCGTCTTGACGCCAAGCTAGATAAGCTTATGGGCCGCGACTGATGTGGTTCATGCTTTTTTACTTTTTGTGTTCGTGGGTCTTGCCGAGGACAAACGCATTGTCAGCAACGACCTATATTTTCGGAGCCTCGCCGATTGTGTCTGGTACGCTCAGACATTGCACAAACAAGGCTCAACCATAACCGCCTACTGCTTGCCAAAGCTGGTGCCGGAAGGGACACGCATCTATGATTGACCCGATTAGCGCCGCCGCAACAGCATCAGCCGCCTTTAGCGCCCTTCAGCGCGGCTTTCAGGTCGCTCGCTCCATAGAAGATATGGCGAGTGACTTATCGCGATGGGCCTCAGCGATGAGCGACTTGGAGTTCGCCCACAAGCAGGCCCAGAACCCGAGCATATTCAAACGTGTTTTCTACTCGCAGTCCATCGAGGCCGAGGCGATGGAGGCTTTCGCCGCCAAGACCCGCGCCGAGGAACAACGCGCCCAGCTCAAGCAGTATATACAATATACCTACGGCCAATCGAAATGGGATGAGCTGGTCCGAAAAGAGGGCGAAATCAGGCGCATTAGAAAAGAGACGGTGCATCGGCAGGCTGAAAGGCGCCGCAAGTTCCTAGAGATCGTGGCCATAGCGCTGGTGGTTGTCTCCGGCGTGGGAGCGCTTATACTGCTGGTGATGTGGCTGAAGGGGATGCAGTAGCATTGTCAACACGCACTGGCTTGATTGGCGAATATCTAACAGCGGCGGTCATTCTTGAGCAAGAGGGCTGGCAGGTGTCGATGGCTCAGCAGGACGGCGTTGATCTGGTGGCCTGGAAGGATGGTCAGTTCATCACCGTGCAGGTGAAGACCGCCACACTGCGGACCCAGAAGGGGAGCCGCAATCCGGTGTATCATTTTCAGCTTGGCTCCGGCTCAGCGATGAAGATTGTCAAGAGAGGCGCTTACGATGTTTTGGCTTGTTGTGCGGCCAACGATAGAAAGGTGTGGTTTCAGGCGCAGTGTTGCGTCAACCAACTGTCAATGCGTAAAAGCCCCGCGTTCTTTTCTCGGCCCGATCTGGAGGCCGATAGCTGGATGCGAGCTACGCAAATCGTGATGGAGACAAGGCGATGAGCAAGCTGATCGAGATGATAAAGCGGCATGAAGGCGTTGTGCCGCATGCCTATCAGGACAGTCGCGGATACTGGACAATAGGTGTCGGGCGCCTGATCGACAAAGAGCTGGGCGGCGGTCTGTCCGATGACGAGGTCGATTATCTGCTGGCCAATGACATCAACCGTTGTATTGAAGAGGCGCAGACCTATCCGTGGTTTGCTGGCCTCTCAGAGCCGCGTCAGGCGGTGGTGATATCCCTGCTGTTCAATCTAGGCAAGCCGCGCTGGGACGGCTTCCAGAAGGCTCAGGCGGCGATTGCGGCGGGTGATATGGCTGAGGCAAGCCGCCAGCTTCTCGATTCCAAGTGGGCGCGGCAGGTTGGCCAGCGGGCATATGAGATGGCGGCACAATTAGAATCAGGAGAATGGAAATAATGGCTGAGGTTACGTTTGAACGGATACTGGAGTGGAAGCTCCTGCCGCGTCTGATGATGTTGGTTATGACCGGCGTCTATATACGGTGCATAGAGTGGGCGCTCAGCCAACCTGACCTTAGCGCCGCTCAGGCTGGGCTTATTAGCGTTGTGACCGGAGCAATGACCGGCGCCTTCGCTGTGTGGATGGGGCATGAAAAGAAATGATACAGGCACTGATACCGATTGTTGGCGACTTGGCGTCCGGCTGGCTCAAGGGCAAGGCCGAAGAAAAGGCCGCCGTCTCTGCGGCCAAGGTTGCCAAGGCGCAGGCCGAGGCGAAGGTTATGGAGGTTGCGGCCACGCATGAGGCGGGCTGGGAAAAGATTATGGCGCAGGGTAGCGTCCACAGCCTCAAGGACGAGTATCTGGTGATCCTGTTCTCGATCCCGCTCATCCTCGCCTTCTGCGGCGACTGGGGCAGGGATGTAGTGGAGCAGGGCTTCGCGGCGCTGGAGGCGATGCCGGAGTGGTATCAATATAGCCTCGGAGCTATAATCGCCAGCACGTTTGCCATTCGCGGCGGCGCCAAGATTTTCCGCAAATAAAAAGACCCCGACCACTGGGGTCGGGGCTAGTGTGGGAGGAAACGCGGGCATGACGCCGCCCGCCGAGCGATTAGTTATCGTAATCCGCCTCAGGACGCTCCACAAGGCCCGAACCCTCGCATGTGGGGCATTCCGCCCACTTCTCGTCCAGATAGCCGCCACGCCACGCCATAGGCGCGGCAACGGCTACCTCTTGGAGGCATTCACCGTAGCCG